AGATGCAGAAAGATATTGGGAAGAGCATGGTGATTACGCATCCGGGGGCCGTGTTCCGTATTTTGCAGGAGACATAGTTGATCCTGAAGGATACAATATTTCTAGAAGAGAGATGGGAATACTTGCAAATGCAGATCCAAGTATGAGAGAAATGATACGTGAATTTCTTACTAGCAGAAGAAAACATAAATTCGTCTATCCTGATAGAATATTAGATATTAATAGAGGTAGAAGAACAGGTGAAGCATCCGGGGGCCGTGTTCCGTTTGACGGGGGTGGAAGTGCCGATCAAAGAATGAGAGAAGCAATGGCTCAGATGATCATGACAAAGGTGCCGGGGATACCAGAATCAGACATTCAAATAATTGTTAAAGATATTAATATAGGCATGAGTCCAGAAGACGCTCAAGCATCTGTAAAGGCAAATTTCCTAAAGCTTTATGGCATGGCTGAAGGCGGCCGTGTTCCGTTAGCCGGGGGCGCTATAGTTAAAGGTGGAAAATGGTTTATTAAAAGTTTAACAGATACTCGTAAACAATTAAAAACAATGCGATTATCTCCAGGTCAACTGAAACAATATCTTGATCAAATCGATGATCAGATTAGAAGGATTAAAGCTGGAGAAAAAATTCCAGATGAAATTATTCAAACGATTCGTAAAGATCCTAAATTTAAAAGTGTATGGCAAAACCAAAAAAGTGCAGATCCTGAATTAAGAGAAATGGAAGAAGTACTTCTAGAGTATGGACAAAAACACGCATCCGGTGGTCTTGCAGGAATGTTAGGAGAATAATGCACATTAAAGATCATGCAACCGCTCAAGGTTGGTTTAGAAGACACGCCGCAGCTCCTTCAAGCAAAGGTTCATGGAAAGCGTTTGTTGCAAGAAACAACAGGGCTCAAGAACCACGAACCATGGTCCATGAACCACGGACTGGTTTTAAAGAAGGCAATGGTGTCTATGACGAAAAAGATTTGTTAGGTAAAAGAGTTAGAGAATTAATGGATGAGGGCTATGATTTTGGTGAAGCTGTTAAACAAGCAATGAAAGAAGGTTATGCTGAAGGTGGACGGACTGGGTTTTATCAAGGCAAATCCGTTGTTAAATCTCATGGAGCAAAAATAAAAGAACTTACAGAAGCAGGGTACTCTGCAGAAGTTATTTCAAAAAGGTTAGGTTTAAAACGTAGTTCAGTTAACAACGCTATGGATGCCATGGATAACGGTTTAGCTGGTGAAGAGTTTAAACTAAGTAAACCTCGTAAAGACATAACTAAATTAAGAGTAAATAAAACAGGGAAAAATTTAAAAGATCCTAAATATATTGAAATATTAACAGAAAGAATAAACAACCCAAAATACAAAAACTATAATATGAAACAATTAGTTGGAGAGGGCGTTATAACCGTGAGAGAATATAAAGCACTTTCGAAGTTGGGTATAGAAGCTCAACATAAAGGTAGACATTCTTCTGATGCAAAGAAAAAAGCCAGAACCGCTGAACAAAAAAAATGGTTTGACAAATATAGTAAGCCGAAAGTAGAGTATAAAACTAGAGGGACGAAAGATATACATAGGCATCATGCGGGGGGTTTAAGAGAAAAAGTTTCTACAGAAAATACAATGTTTTTAGAAGCTCAAGATAATTATAAAAACATTAGAAAGTTTGAAGATGCAATAAATGATATTCAAAATAAACAATATAAAAATAATTTAAATAGAAGTCTCTCTACATCAAAAAAGAAACAAGTTTTTGAAGCTTTAGCAAAAGAAGAAGCAGCTTTACGAGCGGCCAATCCTAAGTTTTCTCCATATAAAAGTTCTTTAATATTTGAAGAAAGTGCTTTGGGTAAAGGAACTTTTAAGTTTAAAGAAGTTATGGAAAAACCCGAGTTAACTGTTTCAGAAGGAAAAACAGGTCAAAAATTTGCATTTAAAAAAGCGACACAAAAAGAAACTCAGGAAATCGTAGATTTAACTAAAAAGGGTTTAATAAAACTTGGATGTGGAATGTATGCCGGTGGAAGAGTTGGATTTAAAGTTGGTTCAGGTAAATGTATTAATCGAGCAATAGCAAAATTAAAATCTGGAAACTTATCTGCAGCTGAAAAGAAAATAGTTGATGCAATGGGAGATGGTCTTAAAAAAGGTGGAATGCCTAAAAAATTCTGGACGACAGCACTTAAAGGTGAAGGTTATTTTGCTCTAGCAGATTTTGCAAACAACTTAACTAAAGGTCAAAGCTTAGATAAATCTTTTAGTAATGCAGTTGAGATGGCTACATTCGGTGCACTTGATATAGGAGGCAATGAACGAGATTTAATGAAGTATGCAAAAGAAAGAGGTTTGGATACTGAGGCAATTGAAGAGTGGATGGACTATGCACAAACTTATGGCAAGTATGCTCAGGCTGAAAAAGATATAGATTATGCACAGGAAACTTTAATGAGTGATGAAATTGTTGGACCAGATGATGAATTACTACAAGCATCTGTAATAGAACAATCTCCAAAAAGAATTCAAAAACTTGAAACTAAACTTGGGAAACAATATGAAAGTAAAGGAAAAGAAATTGAACGTGGTTACAAAGACATGAACGAAGCAATTGAAGGTGTAGTTGCAAAAGAATGGAATAAAACTGCCGGTACGCCATTTGATAGAGGACTTAGAAAAATGGTTGGTATGAAAGGTGATGAAGGTTTAGTGTGGGGAGGAATTGGAGCGTTAACTAGAGAGGGTTTTGAAAAACTAGGTTTAGGCGAGCATGAGGCATTAAAAGGATTTAAACCACAAACTGTTTTAAATTATCATCCAGTGCATGGTTACAAAGAAGGTATTAAATCTCTTATTAGAGAAGGTGATAGTCCAATGGAAGATATGTTAGAGTTTATGAAAGAAAATTATCCTGATGATCGTTTACTTCAAGAAGCATTAAGAGAGAATGCAAAGATAAAAGAAAAAGAAGATTGGGAACAAACAGGATGGGGATTAAAGAAAAGGAAGAAAAAAGTAGACATGGGAATATATGATAATTAAAAACCCAACACTTGTTAAAAACATGAAGCATGTTAAATGGAATGCGATACCCCCTTTAAAAGGACCTAATCCACAGGGGTTGATTAAAGTAGCAAAAAAGGATAAGAAGAAACAGGAGAATTTAAATGGCAGAAATCGATAAAGGTCTCCCTAATATTAAACGACCAGACGACGAAGTTGCAGAGGTTGTTAACTTACAGGAACCTGAAACAGAAAAAGGACCAATTGAGATCACTGAAGAAGATGATGGTGGTGCATTAATTGACTTTGATCCAAGTAAAGTAAACATACCAGAAGGTGGTGATCATTTTGCAAACCTTGCAGATTTATTACCTGATGATGTTACAGATCCAATAGCAAATCAATTACAAGGCGATTATAGAGAATATAAAGCTTCCCGTTCAGATTGGGAAAGAGCTTATACGGTTGGTTTAGATCTATTGGGATTTAAATATGAAAATAGAACCGAACCTTTCCAAGGAGCATCCGGTGCCACTCACCCAGTTTTAGCTGAAGCTGTAACACAGTTTCAGGCGCTCGCTTATAAAGAATTACTTCCGTCTGATGGACCAGTAAGAACTCAAATTTTAGGAGTTAGTAATCCTTTAAAAGAACAACAGTCTCAAAGAGTAAAAGATTTCATGAATTATCAATTGCTGGATCAGATGAAAGAATATGAACCTGAATTTGATCAAATGTTATTTTATTTACCACTTGCAGGTTCTACATTTAAAAAAGTTTATTATGATGATTTATTACAAAGAGCTGTATCAAAATTTGTACCAGCTGATGATTTAGTCGTACCATATACTGCAACTTCTTTAGAAGATGCAAATTCAGTTGTACACGTTATTAAAATTCCAGAAAATGATTTAAGAAAACAACAAGTAGGAGGATTTTATTCTGATATAGAATTAAGTAAACCTCAAGATGTTGTTACAGATAAATTAAAAGAAAAGGAAAGAGAATTAGAAGGATTAACTAAATCACAAAGAGTTGAACCTTTATACACATTACTAGAATTCCACGTGAACCTTGACTTAGAAGGTTTCGAAGATGTTGGCGCCGATGGCGAACCAACAGGAATAAAATTACCTTACATCGTTACAATCGAGGAAGGTAGTCGGAAAGTTCTTTCTATTAGAAAGAATTTCGCGCCCAATGATCCAAAGAAACTTAAAATCCAATATTTCGTCCACTTCAAATTTCTGCCAGGACTAGGATTTTATGGCCTTGGACTCATTCATATGATTGGCGGATTGAGTCGTACTGCAACTGCGGCTCTCCGTCAGTTATTA